AAGGGATGTTCGGGAAAAACAGTTCTCGGAAAGCACTTACTGGCCAACTACAAATGTTGGGCCAGCCAAGGTAAGTTCGATTGAAATAGCCGCGGGCGCTATATTTATTGTATCCTCACTGGGTGCCTAATCGAAGAAGTTGGTGTACACAGGAGGAAGGATCGGAGACCTCATGCAATCGTTTCCCGACGGGGGAGTCGACATCTGCATTTTCGACATGGCGCGGCTGAACGAACCGTGCTACTGGCCGTGGGCGTTCATGGAGAATCTCAAGAGTGGCTGGTATACATCAACTAAGTACTACGGAATGCTGAAGAAATTTCCAATTCCAAAAGTAATTGTATTTACTAATGTAGAGCCGGATTTAACAAAATTCACAGCAGATCGTTACGATATTATGCGAATTAGTAAGGAAGGTGATGAAATGCAACTTCCGACTGAATAAAGTTAATCAACTGGTTCAACAGTTTCTGTGATGTTTCCGCGAAGATGAACGGTGAAGTACACAGACACATCGAAGTAAATTTCATCCGCGTCAAGAGCAGCAATTTCGGGCCGCACGACCTCCATCATTCCAACATCGTAGACGCTGGCGGCAGTTGTGAGTTTCATCCAGGGCATTTTGATGACAGATTCAAACGTCTGCACAGCAGCATCAGCAAACGTTTGTGCTTTCGCAACCATGGCCGCGCAATTGACGACAGTGCGAGACCGCTTCGTCAACCGTACGTATGTGTATCCAGGAGTTTGGCGAAGTTTGCCAATATCAGTGGTGGGCACCAATGGTTTTCGGTCCAGGCCAGTTCGAATCACCAGATACGGAATCTGGTTTGGAGCCACTCGAATGTTCTCAGCAGAAGACCGGACCGAACGCGGCTCCAGTACAAACTGCACGCCGCTGATCTTGAACTCAGAGTAGTTCGTGATGATTGAATTCCATTCAGGACGAGCATGGTGCAATCCGATGTGAAAACGTTGAGTGTTTCCAGCAGTCAAAGCACCCGGAGTGATAGCAATCTGACCAATTCTTTCAACCACTCGGATCGTTCGACGATCGTTGATCCCAAAGTTCGTGTTCAAACGTTTACCGATTTTTGCAGCATAGCGTGTATAGCGCTTGCCACGGGGAGTACCGACACGACCACGCCCCCCGCGGCGCTTCTTTTGCGAGCGAAACGTCGAGCGACGAGCACGACGAAACCGCTTCGCGGCAGGTCGACTCAAATAAGAACCTGCTCGCTTCGCCATGTTATACGCACGCTGAGCAGTACCAAAGTACCTGCTAGCTTGATTGTAAAGATTATATCCGTAATCTAAATTACGAGCAACCAGAGCAGCAGCAGCGAGAGCAGGAACAGCTGCTGCCTGACGTCCGTTGAGAGCAAGAGCCATTGGACGACTGAGCGGAAAAGGAGAAATCAGCTGCTTATATAGGCTACGCGCACCAGCAGCTGGACTCAGGAACAGACTCGAGTAGACAATTCCCAGAAGAGAGGGACGGCTGCGGGTAATACTGATACCGCAGCCTTGGTATATAAACTGGTCAAATAGGACTGGTCATATCAGTATACCACTAGGTCCCATTCAAGATGTCCAGAGTCAGATCTAACCGCGTGGTATTCACACTGAATAATTACGATGAAGCCGATGAAAAATCCATTCTCAACATCCTGGAACAAACCGACACGGTTCAGTATGCGATTGTGGGCCAAGAGATTGGCGCAAACGGGACACCCCATCTCCAAGGCTTCATCTCCGTCAACAACGATCCTAAAGAGTGCGGCATCAAATTTTGGAAAAAGTTCTGCAACTTCGAAAGCAGAGCGCACTTCGAGAACGCCAAAGGAACCGACAAGCAAAACTTCGACTACTGCTCGAAAGAGGGACCGTTCGTCGAGGTCGGAGAGCGAGGGGCTCAAGCCGGCGAAACGATCGCAATTAGAGTCCACAAGCTCATCAAGGAAGGCAAGCTTCGGGATGCGATGGACGTTGACCCCGAGTTCACCTACAAGCACGCCAACAACATGGTCACAGCCTGGAGAACCTTCGCAGGAACCCCAGATTTCACCGCCGACAAGCTGCTGGTGCTACGACCTTGGCAAGAGCTTGCTCTGCGCCGACTTATGGCCCAGAAGCCACGAGCTATCTTGTTCGTTGTGGATCCAAAGGGATGTTCGGGAAAAACAGTTCTCGGAAAGCACTTACTGGCCAACTA